GGATAAAGTCGGTGATGGGCCACTTCAGGATGTCATTGACAAAGCATACAAAGACCTGGCTGAATATGTTAATGCCTTCGAGCAGAAAATGTTCATGAAGAGAGAGGGTATTTCCTCCAAAGGTATTTGGACTGCCAAGAAACACTACATTCTAAATGTCTGGAACAACGAGGGTGTTCAGTATGATAAACCCAAACTGAAAATGATGGGCATTGAGGCAGTCAAATCTTCTACTCCATCTGCTTGCCGTGAAAGTCTTAAGAAATCTTTCGAGGTAATCATGAATAAGTCTGAGGAAAACCTACAGGATTTTGTTAGGCAGTTCAAAGAAAAGTTTGATGTGTTACCTATCGAAGATGTATGCTTTCCAAGGTCTGTAAAAAATCTGTCTAAGTATAGTGATCGACAGGATGTTTACAAATCAGGTACTCCGATTCATGTCAGAGGTTCCCTGCTGTACAACAATCTACTGTCCAAACACAAGGTCGGTCAGAAGTACGCCAAGATCCAAGAGGGTGAGAAGATAAAGTTTGTTTATCTCAAAATGCCAAATCCAATTCGTGAAAATGTCATCGCCATGGTTGATGGTTTGCCTCCAGAGTTTGGGCTCGATAAATACATTGATCGTGACATGATGTTTGATAAAACCTACAAACTACCTCTAGATGACATTGTTGAAAAAATTGGTTGGTCTCTTGAAAAGAGGAATACCATCGAGGACTTCTTCGGCTAAAAACTTGACAGGTATACACATTCGTGGTATACTTATTACTGTGCAAAACCCGAAAGATCCCAATATGGTATATAAGCATACTTGCAAAACGTGGGATGAAATGTATGCTTTTTTTAATCTCTCGTCTTACAACTGGCGAGTAATAGAAATAAGGAAATTGTAATGAATTACTTTGATGATCTCGTAAAGGAAACGAATAATGAATATGCAGGATTGGTTAGTGAGGGTGTATCTGCAGGTGACGTTACCGATTATATCGATTCTGGCAGTTATGTTCTCAACGCACTGGTATCTGGCTCAATCTTCGGTGGGTTTCCGTCGAATAAAATCACTGCTATTGCTGGTGAACAAGCAACAGGAAAAACTTTCTTTGTACTCGGCATGGTTAAATCCTTTCTTGACAGTAATCCAACTGGTGGGGTTTTATACTTTGAGAGCGAGTCAGCACTAAGTAAAGAAATGGTTGAAAGTCGAGGCATCGACTCTAAACGTATGTACATCATGCCCGTGACTACGATACAGGAGTTCCGATCACAGGCATTAAAAGTCATTGAGACTCACTTAAAAACTCCTGAGAAAAGTCGTCCTCCTTTGGTTATGTGCCTCGATAGTTTGGGAAATCTCTCAACTGAAAAAGAGGTGAATGATATGCAGGAGGGTAAAGATACTCGGGACATGACTCGTGCCCAACTGATACGAGGTGCGTTTCGTGTCCTGACTCTTAAAGCAGGGCAAGCAAACATACCGATCTTTATTACAAACCATACCTTTGATGTGATCGGTTCTTATGTTCCAATGAAAGATATGGGTGGTGGTGCAGGTCTAAAATACGCAGCATCTAATATTATCTTTCTTGGGAAAAAGAAAATCAAAGACGGGACTGAGGTCATTGGCAATATTGTCAAGGCGAAAAACTACAAGTCTCGATTAACCAAAGAAAATAAGCAGGTAGAAGTTGCAGTCAGATACGATTCTGGTCTTGATCGCCATTATGGTCTTCTGGACCTTGCCTTGCGTTATAATATATTTTCTGCTGTTTCGACCCGAGTCGAACTTCCTGATGGATCCAAACAGTTTGGAAAAACTATTAACGAAAATCCAGAAAAGTTTTTCACGCAAGAAATATTAAACCAAATAGATGAGGGTGCCAAGAAAGAATTCTTGTACTCATCAATTGAATACATTGAGGAGGAAGATGGCGGGACACAGACCGAGTCCACCAGCACCGATGCTGATTGAGACTGAATCACATATGAATGAGCATGAGATTTTGCAGATTTTGCAGAGGCATGCTCTTAATGGTCAAACTGAGAAGTTCTATGAGTTACTCAAAGAGATTCCTGGGGAAGACAAACGAAGGGATATAATTGAGTTATGTCGGATGAAGTAAGTGAACTAGCAGGACAACATGGTATGGCTCAGGCAGAAGTGACCTGGGCATGGTGTTTAAATCCTTTTGATGATACAGACGAGCACCACTGTATAGACATCAAACACCCTAAATACACTGGTACAATTATCAGATTAAACCAGGTTGGGGTTATTGGAGATGATCCTCATCCCGAAACAGGCGAAGTACATCCAAAGGCAGGTCGTCTCTTTGTAGACTATGACATCATTGCCGTACAATCGGATACGCCTGCAGATGCTCGGGAAGAGTGGACACAGGAGGACAAAGAAGAATTTCATGAAGTAGTTGAACATATTGCAATACAAATCTTAGCGAGAGACGGACTTGATCGAGCACACAATCCTAAGGAATCTGTTAACTAACGAGCCATATATGAGGAAGACGATTCCCTTCCTCCGATCCGAGTATTTCCATGACACAGTACAAAGGACAGTCTTCGATGAGATAGCATCCTTTGTCACCAAATACAACAAGTGTCCTACCCAAGAATCACTGAGCATTGATCTCAGCAAAAATAAACTATCCGATGATGTATTCAAAGGATCAGTTGGTTTAATCAACGAGTTGGTTCCAGAAGAACCAGCAACTGATCTGCAATGGCTGTGTGATCAGACAGAGCAGTTCTGTCAAGATAAAGCAGTCTACAACTCGATCATGAAGTCCATCGAAATTTTTGATGGCAAGGCAAAAGAAGATAAGGGAGCGATACCACAACTCTTATCAGATGCCCTTTCAGTTTCCTTTGACCCGAACATCGGGCATGACTATGTCAAGGACTCTGAAGAACGATACGAATGGTATCATAAAAAAGAAACGAAGATCGAGTTTGATCTCGATTACTTCAACAAAATTACTGATGGTGGTCTGCCAGACAAAACACTGAACATAGTGATGGCAGGTACAGGAGTTGGTAAGTCACTTTTCATGTGTCATTGCGCAGCAGCAAATATGTATGCTGGCAAGAATGTTCTTTACGTCTCAATGGAGATGGCAGAGGAACGTATCGCTGAAAGGATTGATGCAAACCTACTTGACATTCCCATTCATCAGTTGAGAGAACTCCCTCGCGATGTATTCGATAAGAAGATAGCGAGTCTAAGAAGTACAGTAAAAGGCAAGTTGATTGTGAAAGAGTATCCCACTGCGAGTGCGCATGTTGGGCACTTTCGTCATCTTGTCAACGAACTAAAAATCAAAAGAAATATCAGACCTGATATTATCTACATTGATTACTTGAACATTTGTGCATCCTCTCGAATGAAGGGATCAGCAACAAACCTTTACCAGATGGTGAAGTCTATTGCTGAGGAACTTCGAGGATTCGCAGTAGAGATTGAGGTGCCAATCGTTTCGGCAACACAGTTGAACCGAACAGGATTCATGTCTTCGGACATTGACCTTAGCGATACCTCAGAGAGTTTTGGGTTGCCTGCTACGGCAGACTTTTTCGTCGGAATCCAGACATCAGATGAACTGGAGGAAAAAGGTTTGCTTCTAGTTAAGCAACTCAAAAATCGATACAATGACCCTTCCACTTACAAGAGGTTTGTCATTGGTGTCGATCGTTCAAAAATGCGTCTGTTTGACGTCCAAGATCAGTCACAAATAAATCGACCTTCGGAGAAAGGTAAAAAGGACAGGGAAGATGATACTCCTGCCTTCGATAGAGGTACTGATAATAGAATGACAAACAAACGTGAATTCGGTAACTGGAACTTCTAATGGCTTATGTTCGAAGAAAAAAGAATGCATCGTATCTTTGGTACGATCGATGCGGCACATACGTGCTGGGATCATTTCGTTAATCATCATGCCACATCTTGGCAAGAGGTTGAGAGTAATCTAACACGAGACCTCACCGAAATACTCGCAGTCAATACTAAGTTTAGTGTAAAGATCGCTACACGTCTCCAATCCAACGAGTGTTATCTTGATGGGTCTACCTATGTTCCTGATGAGCATTACAAGTATCCCAAGATAAATATCGCATTCTATTGCTCTCAGCCAGTTTATCGCAGAGAGGTTCCCATCACTCTCCCAGTTCTTTCTGAACTGTCCCACGAGTTTACCAAAGTAATACTGCATGAGTTTACACATGCAGACCAGAATGACATGCAAGGTATGGACGATCCTTTGTATGACTTTGTGGATCCACTTGAGGTAGATGCCTACTCAACAGAACTTGCCTATGACTACGTACGTAAAGGTACCTTACATGAATCAGATGTATTTGAGCGATTCCAAAAGGTAAAATCAGTCGAAGTCAAGTCCGAACTATACCATCTTACTGCACTCAAAGCAGAGATATTACAAAAAATGACGAAACCCTAAATAAAGGGCAATCTTTTATAGGGGTAAAGTGCTAGCATTTTCGTCATTTCGTGCTCCAGAGACAGGGTTTATTGTCGAAGGTAAAGAAGGCAAGAACCTTCATCTTGAACATCTAGAAGACGAAGTACTCAATGGAGGAGTACAAGGTGTCAGTATGGCATTCAAGTTTCTAGATGCTCTGCAAGAGATGATGGGTGGGAGTGCGAAATCTTCAGTTAAAATAACTACTAAGTGGGATGGTGCCCCAGCGATTTTCTGTGGCAAGGATCCTGCTGATGGTCAGTTCTTTGTAGGGACTAAGTCTGTTTTTGCTCAGAATCCAAAACTGTGCAAGACACCCAAAGATGTTGACGAGTTTTACTCTGAGTCTGGACTAAATCCCAAACTGAAAATCGCCTTAGCAAAACTGAAAGACGTAGGTATTCCTGATGGTCATGTCTTCCAAGGAGACATGATGTTTACATCAGAAGACCTTAAGGACAAGACGATCGATGGAACAGACTACATTACGTTCCAGCCAAATACAATCGTCTACGCCATACCAAAAAATACTCCCCTAGCAAAACAAATCAAAGGTTGCAAAGTTGGCATAGTTTTCCATACTGATTACTCAGGAAAGGGAAACTTAGCAGAATACCGAGCATCATTTAATCCTGCAGTTAATAAACTGAAACCTGCAAAGGATGTATGGATTCAAGATGCTGAGTATTCTGATGCATCGGGAACAGCAATGTTCACAGCAAAAGAAAGCAAAGATTTTTCTGGCATGATAAACCTTGCCAGAGCAGTCAGTAAAAAGGTAGACAAATCTCTTATTGAGAGATTCGCCTCTGACGAAAAACTGAGAGTAGACATAAAAGCATTTATGAACTCAAAGATTCGCCAGGGTCAGAAGATTGGTAACACGGCAAAGAT